AATATGTCAGTATTGTTCTGTAACAATAACTCCATGTCAGCAATCACAACACTACCCAGTGGTGTAGGTGGGGGATCAATGTCACTTATATCTACACAAACCGCTAGTAGTTCATCTGCAATATCTTTTACTTCTGGAATAGATTCTACATACAAAGAATATATATTTAAATTTATAGATATACACCCAGCTAGTGATGACCAATCTTTAAAAGTTGGTTTTAGAGATGGTGGCTCAGATTATGATGCAACAAAAACAACAACTTTTTTTAGACCACAAAATGAAGAAGATGATTCTGCTGCTTCACTAAATTATGGAGCTGGTCAAGATTTAGCACAATCAACAGCATTTCAAATGTTATCCTTTGAAAGCGGTAATGATAATGATCAAGCTATAAGTGGATATATGCATTTATTTGATCCCTCATCAACAACATTTGTAAAACATTTTATTGCACAAACAAATTGTTCATCAGCTTCGAATGTATGTGTTGGAGCATATGTTGCTGGTTATATTAATACAACTACAGCTATTGATGGAGTTCAGTTTGCTATGAGTTCTGGTAACATAGATTCAGGAGTAATAAAATTATATGGCGTTAGTTAAATATAATAATAACAGTTTAAGTAGTGTAACAAGTGCTGCTAGTTTTCCTGCAGCTTCTATGACTTTAATATCTACTACAACAGCTTCTAGTTCATCTACAGTATCTATTACAAGTGGAATTGATAGCACATATCCTATTTATGTTTTTAAATTTATAAATATTCATCCAGCAACAGATAGTAGTTCTGCTGATGCTGAATTATTATTTCAGGTAGATACAGGAACTAATACAAATTATAATCAAGCAATAACATCAACTTATTTTAGATCTCAACATGACGAAAGTGGTAGTAGTGGTGCATTAGGATATAGAACAAGTGGAGATCTAGCACAAGGAACGGGATTTCAAAAATTAGCAGAGGGTCAAGGTGCAGATAATGATCAAAGTCTTTCAGGCACTTTACATCTTTTTAACCCAAGTAATACTACTTTTGTCAAACATTTTCTTTCTAATGTAACTTATTCTCATCATGGAGATTATACAATGAACGCATACGTAAGTGGTTATGTAAACACAACAACTGCTTTGACTAGAGTTCAGTTTAAAATGACAAATGGAAATATAGATTCAGGCACAATAAAACTTTATGGGATAAAGGATAGCTAATGAGTATTATAAAATTAAATAATAACGCAGTAAAAAATGTAACTGCTTTTGGTAGTCTTACTAGTGGTTCTATGACTTTTATTTCAAAGACAACAATTTCATCTCCTGTTTCTAATGTTCAATTTACATCAGGAATAGACAGCACATATAAGGAATATATTTTTTATCTTGTAGATATACATCATAGTTCAGATAGTGAACCAGAAATAACTTTTAATTTTAGTATTGATGGTGGTTCAAATTACAATGTAACAAAAACATCTACTTCATTTAGAGCTTATCATGGAGAAGATGGTAGTGGTGGTGCATTATCATATTATACACCAACAGATGCGGCACAAAGCACTGCAAATATACCTTTGTCTTTTAATGCTGATGGAGATAATGATTCAACAATGGTGGCTTATTTACATTTATTTAATCCATCTTCAACAACTTTTGTAAAACATTTTATTGGCCAAGCTAATGAAGTGCATGATTTACCTAGAAGTAATGCAAATTATATTGGTGGTTATTGTAATACTACAAGTGCTATAAATGCAGTAAAATTTAATGGAGAACATTCAGAGGGAGATGATAGCAATATAGATGCAGGAACAATAATCTTGTACGGAATAAACTAATATGATAGATAAATAAGAATGCCAAGGTATCACAATATAAACGGTAATATAGTACAGTTCACAGCAGAAGAAGAAGCTGCTAGAGACGCTGAAGAACAAGCATGGGCAGATGGTGCTGCTTCTAGAGCTTTAGCTAATCTTAGAGAAAAGAGAGATAGACTTCTTGCAGAAACAGATTATCTTGCTTTATCAGATAATACTCTATCTGATGATATGAAAACATATCGTCAAGAGCTTAGAGATTTACCTAGTGGTAAAGATACTGTTGAAAAATGTGAGAATACTACTTGGCCAACTAAACCGTAAGGTAAATAATTATGTTGCAAAAAGTAAAGTTTGCACCGGGATTTAACAAACAAGTAACTGCAACAGGCGGTGAAGGTCAATGGGTCAACGGTGATAATGTCAGATTTAGATATGGTAAGCCAGAAAAAATAGGTGGATGGTCTCAACTAGGTTCTGTTGCAATTACAGGTAGAGCAACTGCAATCCATCACTTTGTTAATACATCTGGTATTAAGTATGCTATTTTAGGAACAAACAGAATTTTATATGCATACTCTGGTGGTATATTCTATGATATACATCCAATCAAATCTACAACAACTTTAACATCTGCATTCTCTACAACCAATGGATCAAAGACTGTAACCTTAACTTTTTCATCAGCACACAATGTTAATAAGTTTGATATTATATTATTAGATAATTTTACATCTATTACTAATTCTGGTTTTGTATCTGGAGATTTTACAGATAAAAAATTTATGGTAACCTCAATACCGACAGACACAACTTTAACAATAGAGATGGAATCTAATGAATCAGGATCTGGCGCATCTACATCTGGTGGTATTAGAGTTCAACATTATTATCCTGTAGGACCTGCAGTTGAGGTTGCATCAACTGGTTGGGGCCTTGGATCTTGGGGTGGGCAACAAGCTGGACAGTTTACATCTACGTTGTCATCTAGTATTAATACATCAGTAACTAGTTTAACGATGGCTAGTTCATCTTCGTTTCCATCTTCAGGAACAGTTTTAATAGGATCAGAACTAATAACATATACGGGTAATAGTGGCGGAACCTTATCTGGACTAACGAGAGGTGCTTTAGGAACAACTGCTGCATCTCATAGTTCAGGTGCAACTGTTACAGATGCATCAAACTTTTTTTCATGGAACGCTGCAGCATCTGGAGACATTGTTACAGCTCCAGGTTTATGGTCATTAGATAATTTTGGTAATAAACTTATAGCAACTATTAATGGTGGTGAGAGTTTTGAATGGGATTCTAATCCCACAGGAGCAAACAATACTAGAGCAACTATTATAACTAGTGCACCAACTGCATCAGCATTTACACTTACATCTACTCCCGATAGACACTTAATATTCTTTGGAACAGAAACAACTATTGGAACAAAATCGACACAAGATCCTATGTTTGTAAGATTTTCATCTCAAGAAGATATTAATACTTATGCACCATCGGCAACTAATACGGCGGGTACACAAAGACTTGCGGATGGATCTAAAATTGTAGGAGCGATAAGAGGTCGTGATGCAATTTACGTTTGGACAGATACCGCTTTATTTACCATGAGATTTGTTGGACCTCCATTTACTTTCTCATTCCAACAAGTTGGTACTAACTGTGGATTGATTGGACAAAACGCAGCTGTTGAAGTTGATGGTACAGCTTATTGGATGTCAGAGAATGGTTTCTTTAGATATGCAGGTAGACTAGAATCATTACCATGTTTAGTTGAAGACCATGTATTTGATGACATAAACACGATTCCAAAACAACATATTAATGCTGGTTTAAATAACTTGTTTGGTGAAGTAATGTGGTTTTATCCAAACTCAGGTTCAGGAACAGTTAATAGAATGGTATCATTTAATTATTTAGATTCAAGTCCCGAACGTCCAGTATGGACAACTGGCACACTAGCTAGAACTGCGTGGCAAGACTCTGCTATATTTGGAAAACCACATGCAACAGAATATGACTCAAGTGCAGAAACAGCAGACACTGATGTTAACTACGTTCATGGTAACACAGATGGCGCATCAACATACTATGAACATGAAACAGGTCTCAATCAAGTAAAAGGCGGTCAAACATCTGCTATTACTGCAAGTATAGAATCTGGAGATTTTGATATTGGTCAACAAGGACTATCTGGAGACGGTGAGTTTATGATGAAAATAAGAAGAGTCATACCAGATTTTTTAGCACAAACAGGTGATGCAAGAGTTACATTAAATTTAAGAGACTTTCCAAATCAAACACAAGCTAGTTCAACATTAGGTCCATTTACAATTAATAGTAGCACAACTAAACTAGACACACGAGCAAGAGCTAGATCTATATCTTTAAAAGTAGAAAATACAGGATCAAGTCAGTTTTGGAAACTAGGAACTTTTAGGTTAGATATACAACCAGATGGTAGAAGATAATGCCATTAAATAAAAAAGGTAAAAAGATAATAAAATCTATGAAAAAACAATATGGTAAAAAACGTGGTGAACAAGTATTCTACGCATCACTAAATAAAAAAACAATAAAAGGAGTGAAAAAGAAAAATGGCTAAGATAGTACAATCACTAACACAACCACCTGAAAAATACGATCAAGCAGTATTTTTGTCTTTAGTAAGAGATTTAAACGGTTTGATAGAAAAATTAAATTCAACGTTTCAAGAAGAAAAAACAGAGGACAATGATGCAATTGTTTTCTTTTTAGGATAAGTATGGCAAATGTTTTTGTAAATAAAAAAGTAGATTTAACATCTGATGCAACTACAACTTTATATACTGTTCCAAATGCAACCACGGCTATTATAAAATCAATATTAGTATCTGATGATTCTGGCAGTGGAAGCGGTATTACAATAACAATAACGAATACTAGTGATGCTGTGTTTAGTGTTGCCTTTCAAAAGCCAATTCTAGCAAACACACCCACAGAAATATTAACAAATCCATTGGTGGCTGAATCAGGAGAGATTATAAAAGTAGCTGCTGCCAATGCAAATAGACTGCATGTCGTGTTATCGGCTATGCAAGTAACCCCGAGAACGGTGGTAACATAATCTTGATTTACTATCTAAAAGATAGTAAATTGATAAACTCAGGTGAAATTCCTGCCTTTTAAATTAAACACGATATATTATAATTATGATAAATAGAGCAAAAATGCCAAGACAGCTACGTAATAAAGGTGGGATAACAAATGCTGTTCCTAGAGAAAAGTATGGTTTAGGAAGTGATTTAAAAAAATTTGTAAGAAAAGTTATACCAAATGAAATAGCAGATGTTGCAGTTAAGGCTGCACCACTTGTTGCACCTTTTTATCCTGGCACTGCAGCTTTAATGAGAGGTATTGGTAGGTTTGATCAAAGAGGTAGTGTAAGTGATGCAATAAAACAAGGTGCCGCTACTTATGCTTTTGGTAAAGTAGCAGGAGAATTAGGTGGTGCTGAAAGTGGTGACGGTTTTTTTGGTGGTCAAACTTATTCTAGAGAAGGTTTTATGGATGAGGGTGTAGGTAGATTCTTTAAAGGTGCAGAACCAAAACCACCAGTTGACCCAAAAGATGGAAGAAAAGGTTTTAAATTTGTTCAAAAAATATCAGATGCAACAATTAATAAAGTTCCAATATTAAGAGATTTACCACCTTCGGTTAAAGATCAAATAGTATTTGGTGGTCTTACTAGTGCAGTGTCATACATATATGATGCATTTGTAAAAGAAGAGCCACCCCAAGAAGAAGGTGAGACTATGGAGCAATATTTAGCTAGAAGAAAAGAAAATGTAGGTAAAAAAATGAGAACTTATTTTGATAATCATTTTAGTTTTGACAAAGAGTATTCTCAACTAGACGATGCGGGTAGAGATGAATTTGTGGCTAGATACAATCTTCAAAAAGGTAGTATGCCAACAGGTATTATGAAAACAAATAAAGCCGGAGTTATGGAGCGAGATTACAGAGACAAAGGTGGTTTTGTGCCTGTGGGTATAAAAGAAAAAGCAGATGATGTGCCTGCTATGTTATCAAAAAATGAGTTTGTTTTTACAGCAGATGCTGTAAGAGGGGCTGGAAACGGTAGCATTGAAAAAGGGGCACAAAGGATGTATGATACAATGAAAAGGTTAGAAAAAAGGGTAACATAATGGAAGCAGGCGGAAAAATACAAATAGACGAATCTACTGAAAAGAAAATTAAAATGCTTTTAAAAATTGGTCAAGAACCATCGAGTATTTTAGATTTAGTTCCTGGAGTCACTAAAGAACAAATTAAACAAGTTCAAGACGAAATGAATATGGCAACTGGGGGACGTGCAGGTTATCAAACAGGTGGTATTACAATGGCTAATACACTTGCACAAAATATTGCTCAAAACAGAGCTAATCAACAAGCTATTCAAAATTCATTAACCGATGCTAGAAGGATTGCAGATATTCAAAAGCAGTATCCAGGAGCATCTCAACAAGCTATTCAAGCTTTATTAACCGATGCTAGAAAGCAGTATCCAGGAGCACCTCCGATGCTTAGGTTTGAGTCATCGAGTAGACCAAATCCACCTAGTGCAGAAGCAAAACCTCTTACAAAACAAACTCAAGACACGTTACAAGATTTAAGACAACAACAAACTGCTTCAGGTATGACGGGAGATGATTTAGTTCCTGAATTTGATGATGAAATACAATTAGGTGGAGGAGTAGGGCTTATTAATCCTTTTTCAGGAGCTTCGTATGGAACTGGAGAAAAATTAGAAGCTTTAGAGCAAGGTGTTGCTCAAGGTAAAACGTTTGATGAAATACAAGAAGATTTTTCTAATCAACAATTAAATAGATTTACAGATGATTTAAAATTTTCAAGTTTTGCAGATGGTAGAGAAGTAGATCCTGGCATAGGTAAAAATGCTTATAATAATTTATTAAACTTTCTTAAATTTGATTATCCAAATGTATTTTCACAATTAACTGGACAAGAAACATTAGCTGAATTGGATCAGATAGCATTAGATGCAGGAAACTTTTCTAAGGGTGGTAGAGCAGGTTTTGCAAATGGTTCAGAAAAAAATATGAAAATGGCTGGTTACTTAGATCCTATGTCTGAAAAGAATGACATGGCTATGGAGATGTTTGGTAAACAATTAAAAGATTTATCAGAAATAGAATTAGAATTATTGGATGAAGAAATTCAAAGATTAAGATCTAAGTTTATGGCAAAAGGCGGTAGAGTATTAAAACAAACCGGTGGTATAACAGAATCAAGAACATTACCACCAGAGTTTATAGAAGCAGCACAAAA